AGTCATGCTAAAACCCATTTTAACAAACCATTGATCTAACTTATGCATGAACTTAGCTAGTTGACACTTCTCCATAAAGACGACACAATCGTCACCATTATTCGCGAGTTCAATTTCAATATTACGTTCGTGCGCAAAAGCCCAAATTAGAGAACACATAATAATACAATTACCAAGTGATGTATTAAGATCACCCGATGATCGAGTACCATGCATTTCAAATTTAACACTACCATCTGCGGCATATGCAACGCCCCTATTCAGCAACTGCCATCGCAGGAGCTGCTTAAGAGTATGAGAACCAGGAAACATACCCTTATAGAACGAATGTTCGTACTGCAAAGCAGTACGACTGACGTGCATGTCGAATTTAGACGCATCGAGGCCGATGGCGACTGGCTCATCAAATCGCAACCATTTCTGGTGCAATATGTGAGCAGATACGTCTGCGTTGAAACCTTTAATAACTGTTGCGTTAGTACAACCACCAAAAGCTTTATTGATCGCGGTAAAGAAGTGATGTTCAGCGTGTTTAAGAAATCGACCTAACTCAAGGTTATACCTTGGACTCCTAGGATTAATGTTTCTACCTGCTTTACTCACATCCTGTTTTCCAAACTTCGTAAATGCCGTAAGGTACGAATCCTTAACATTAAGCGACTCACGAGACAAACTCTCAGCCGCAGCGGAATACACACGCCTTTTTGGCCCATTATAGCAATCAACAACCTGTTGACGAGTAAGACGGGGCAAACGTGGCATGGTTTTCAACACTGCAGCACGAAAATCTTTCAAGTGGTGCGTAGCATACGATTTTGGTTCGACTGTTAGCGCCGGCCGAAATGAACTGCCCTCCTTACACAAGAAGTACCGTTCAATCAAGGCTTTATACATAACATCGACGTTGTTGTTACAAACTCCCAGATTGTGATCTGGGCCAAATCCCTCGGTCACAACGAACCGACGGGGTTTGTAAGACAGCCCGTTCCTGCGTATGCACAACCGACCTAAACATTCCCGTTTAACCTGAGATACCAACTCAGGGTCCACAGTACTGTTAGATCCATACACGGTAACCGGGCCCCCCTAGCAGACGCGACTAGTCTGTCGAGTTTCCTCAACAGCCCAGCGCAACCACCTAGGGAGCCGGTGTCGGGTCAATGCAACATCATCTAGAACGTTTTCACCAAAGAGTGCATTGAGGGTAATTTGCTGATGAGCGACGATATCAACATCGCGAAC